CATACACGGAAAAGAGGCTCGCGGAGGGCCTCTTTTTTTCACATCCCGTGCTTCACCCGGTCCTCCACCTCCGCACGCTTGGCGTCGTTGAAGCGGCCCAGGTCTCCCACCAGGTAACCGGTGATCCGGCGGATGCGCTGGAACGGCACCCGTTCAAAAACGGGAGTGATCCCGAATTCGTCGGGATTCTCGGTGCGGCGGATGGACAGCTCCACCACTCTGCGCCCTTCCTCCTGCTCCATCATGTCGATGGCTGCCTGGACGATTTCCTCTGGGATGTTGTCGGGGTTGCGGATAGTCATTTGAGCAACCCCAGTCTGCCGAGGATGGCCACAACCTCGTTACGCTTCATGTGGCGCACGGGGGAGGAGCCATCGGAGACGCCAGCCTCCTTCGCCTTCTCCCACCAGCCTTCCTTCTTGGACCAGTCATCATCCGGCAGGGTCGCGGCGTGAATCTCGGCCTTCTTTACCAGTTCGTACGCCTGTTCGTTGGTCATCTCGGACAGCAGTTTATTGATATCCATATCTTCATCTTCTCCTTTCAGGCGAGCGTTCACGCGCTCTGCGATTTCACCGTATTTCCCGAATAAGTAGTTCCCCGGACAACTTTTGCCCTTGTCCGTGGTGTACCGGTGGGGCACCATGTTGCACACCGCCCAGTTTCCTGTGAAAGCCGGGCAATACTGCTTGCCTTCCTTCCAGATCAATTTCTTGATGCCGTTTCGCTGGCAGATGTCCACACAGAGGTCGATCAGGCTTTCAAAGGCTGCAGCGGTACACTCGTATGGCTCCTCGTAGCTCTGGATACTGGATACCTCGATGGTCACCACCTGGTGATCCACCTTGTGGGAGCAGCACCAGGCCCGATTCTCCTCGAGCACGTACTGTCCGATGCGGCCATCCGGCCCGATGCCGTAGTGAGAGGATGCCTCGGATGTCTGGAACACTTGACCACAGCCCTCTACACTGCCAGGGCCAGCCATCGTATGGATGGAGATGCCCTTGATCTTACCCTGTCTGGGCTTCGTGCAGTGAGGGGACAATTTCGTGTATACAACTAGCTTACTATTACTCACCAGCGCTCACCTCCTGTTTTACTTCGGGCAACCCCGCAACAGAAGTCAGCAGGGAAAGAACCCCGGCCAAAACTGCGGCGGATACCGCCATAATCCAATTGACATCGGACAGCACAGCGGCTGCACCGATGGTGGCAACGGCAGTCTGAGCCATAGTCTTGATGGCTCTTATCCCGGCAGCCTTCCACCAGAGTTTCCATTTCTCACTCATTTCTTCACTTCCTCTCCGTGCATTGGGAGCCGGTCTATCTCCTCCATAACGGTTTTGAGATGCCCGTTCCCTCCCAAATTTTTATATGCCCGATACATCTCGACCAGGTTCTCTTTTTCGTCCAGAGTGATGTGCCCTCGGATGATGTAGCACTCGCCGAGATACCGGACCCTGTCAATCATGAGGACCTTTTGCGCCTCCAGCAGCGCGTCCAGTTTTGTGCTTGCCCCCTTCTTCACGGCCCATCTGTGGTTGAGGATTGCTACGATGATGGCGGATAGGCCGGAGGATCCGAGGGCGACGGATATCAACGTAATCAACATTTCCATCATCCGGTCACCTGATAAACCCTAAAATCGTAATTTCGCATGAAAATGCCTTGATATGTCCCAGACGCAACCAGTATCCCACCGCTGATAATATCCAACATTTCCGAGTAGATACATGATGCAGTCCATGGGGTGTTAAATCAGATAGGCCCGCTTATGGCTCCGTTACCATAAACATAAATTAGGTACTGTGTATAGCCAGCAACTGCTGAATAACCCTCAGTGCCTTGTATTACAGACAATCCGCCGCTCAAAAAGTCTTGACCCATATCAAAAGACACAATAGGTAAAACAAAGGAACCGTTTTTAACCTGTATCGAAAAAGGGGCATTTGCAAGATCTTTAAAGGATGAAGTACCATCCGGAGAGACGTAATAAATACCATAATCAGGGGATGATAACCTGTCTACATCCACCTGTATCGTTGCTGTTTCCACACTCCCACTCCCCACGACACTAGGATTCTGAATCATACTGCACCTCCTATCAGTTCAACGGTTGAATAACGACATACACAGTCAGATTACTTGTAGGTACAGTCTGGCAGGTAAATGTCAAACTGTTTTCCGCCTGATTTGTACACATAATCCCGGCCTCATAGTATGCGGACTGGGAAAGAATAGCGGGTGTTGGTGTGATGAGTTGTGCGGTCTCAGATGCAGACACACCGGAGACTGTGACGGTCTGGGTGTTGGAGGACCAGCCGGAGGTAGTGAGGGTGACGGGGACGGGGGGGAGGGGAGCCTTGGAGTCGACGTAGGCTTTGTTGGCTCCATCACTGCCATTAACTGGCGTTCCAACGCTTGTAATTTTGCTTCCATCAAAATCAGCGCCATATTTGAATGTGACGTCTCCTGTTATCATTGCATCGCTATTCAACTGCAAATACCTTTCATCCGCTTCGGATTGAGTGAGGCCGGGCGTAACGCTAATGGTGCCATCCTCGGCTACTTCCACACCATCTCCGATTTTGACACCGCCGATTTTGGTGATGGTTGCAGGAGGGAGGATGATTGGTGTGGCGCCGGAGATGATGCCATCTACCTCGTCAGATACGGTTTTAAGGTCGGACTGGCGCACGGCGTCGGTCGGCTGGGTGGGCGCACTGACATTGGTAATACGGTGACCACCCATGTTGAGGTCGCCGGTCATGGGGACGGAGCCGTCCGCCTTGACATCTCCCGTTTCGGGTGGTGTCTGAGCTATGGCGTTGCCTTCTGCGTCAAATCCGACAACCTGCCCCGACTGGCCAGTCAGCTTGTCCTGTTTTCCATCCCATGTGGTTTCTTTCCCTTGGACGGCCCCGACGGCTGCGTCAACCTGGGGGCCTGTATATGCACTGTTATATGCCATGTAATCACCTCATTACGAGATATTCCAGCCCATCAGCTGTCAGCATTGTGTCGGACTGGCCGTTGGGGATAAATCCCCAGTTGTCGTTCCAACTGCCGTCCATTCCCTGCGCGTAGAGGGAGATGCGATAGTCTCCGTCTCCATTAACGAGGTCTGCATCGTAAACCTCAAACGTCCGGGGTGTCCCCGCCGGGGTCTGGGAGAAGGACGCCACAAGGACGCCCTTTCCCAGCCCCCAATCCTCTCCGAGCTTGGTCGCACGGCACTCAAATGCCTGGTACGGCTCGTCAGCGGAGAATTTGACGGAGATGTAGTTGAACCCGGACTCATCCGAGATTTGCGTCCCGGAAACGGAGAAGACCAGATTCGGGGCGGACATCAGGCCACGCTCCAGGTACCGGCGGCGTTGCGGACGAAGACCTTGACGATCTTGACACCATCGCCGGAGGAAGCGGTCTCCAGATCGGTGCCATTGATGGTAACCTGGATGTTGGTGTCGGCCTCATAGCTACCCTCAGACCCGCTGGTATTGGTGGACCCGGAGGTGGTGGGGATGACAGTGCCGTCGGCCTGGGTGGCAGAGGAGGAAGCGACAACGCATACCTTGTACTCCTCGAAGGCCACGTCGGACATGAAGTTGATGATTGCGGTGTTGAAGCCTTTAACCTCGGAAATGACGGACTTGTCGGGGCCGGTGACAGAGACGGTGGGCACGGAGGTGTCCAGAGTGATGGTGTCAGAGGCAGCGGTGGTTTCGTTGCCAACAGCATCGCGAACCTTGACATAGACCGTCTTGAGGCCGTCACCAGCGGGCAGGGTAATGGAGCTGGACTTCTGATAGGTCTCCCAAGTGGCGTTAGTTTCTTCGGCGGCGTCTGCGGTGCCCCAAACTTTCATCTGGTAGCCGTTGGTATCTTCGTCGCTCAGAGATACGGCCAGGGTGACGGCAGTGGTGGTGGTGTAAATGTCGCTGTCATTCAGAGTGATGGACAGGCCAGAAGGGGCGGTGGTGTCCAGGGTAAGGTTGAAATAAGATGCCATGTTACTCAGTCTCCTTTGTTCTTTGATTTTTCGAGTTTGATGTATACGTAGCTTCCGGGGCGGTTGTAGATGGTCGTGCTGCCGACCTTTGCGGTCTTGATTCCCATCTGCCCGACCATGAGGGAGGTGATCGGATCCTTGCCATTGTAGACCACCTACCTCACCCCCTCAGCAGATACAACGTGTTTTCGTCCGGATTATCCAGATCTGCATAGTCTGCTTGGTCCATGACACGGATGGTCGAGATTTCGGGGGACGATACGTTACCGGCCCCTCCGCCTCCACCCGAAAGCAGAGTCAACGTCCCGGATGTGTCCGAAATCATATAAGCGGAGGCACTCCCGTTCTCGACCACTCCGATGATTTGTGAAACATACGCAAGCGGGCTTGTTCGGGCATAAGCTTGTGCCGCCTCGAACGAGTCAAACTTGGAGTATCGGTCGAGAGGAAATCCATCCTGCCTGGAAATGCTGAGAGGGAACTCCATAAATGGGAAGCTGTCAAGATTTACTGCCATGATCTACCCTCCTCAACCAAGCGTTACTTTTAGAACCGCCGCGCTTTCATACGGCACGGCAGGCTCAAAGACCCAGACATTGTAATCTATCGCGGTATATCCGCCTGCGCCCTCAACCTGGATCGTGCTCTTGATGAATGTGCTGGTCACGTCTGCGTTGAGGGCCGTCTCGTTGATAACACGGGTCACGCCGGCGGCTGTAGCAACGCAAGCGATGGCGACTCTTTGCGCTCCGGCGGGGACGTTTATCGTGATCGTTCCAGCTTGGTATGCCCTGTTGCTCTTGGTTAGGCCGCGAATGTATGCGCTGTCCAAGGTGGGCTTGTTCTGGGTTGCGCCGTAGAAATAATTGCGATACGGGGAGTAGGCAGACGTCTGCTTGGACTTTGTCCCAGCCTGTATTGCGACTGGCGGGTTGCTGTCTCCACCGAGGTTATCGTGTGCGGTAACACCAGCTGTATGATCGGCTGTTACCTGGTAGCGCAGAGAAGATACCACGCCATCCCCTCCGACGTCGCCGATAACGAATCCGTTTCCGTCGTTATCGTCGGACCCCGCCGGAAGCTGCTGGTTCTGCACACTCACTACTTGCGTGTTGCCCAGGTTGGTCACTCTGGTTAACGTCCAGGATGTAACACTAACGCCGGTCTCGGGACCGTACTGATAACTACCTGGACTGAGCGATGCGGCTGTGTAGCTCACGGACGGCAATCTTGTGCCCGCCTCAACGGCCCCGGCGCCGGTCAGCGCAAGCCCATAGATTGATGGCTGCGCGGTGATCGTCGGTTGGAGAGTAGCTGTAAGCATGTCTTTCAACACGGCAGTGAGGGTCATCCCCTTCACAGCTTTTTCCGCCGTCCCGTTCTGGGCCTTCGTCCAGTTGCCGACCTGCGTATAGTTCCCTGCCAGAGTTATATCCTCTGCCATAGTGACGTCATCCGTGGTGATCTCGCTAGGTGCTCCGCCACCGTCAACCCATACAGCAACCCCGCCAAGTGCCCCCAATACCTTCCCGTTGTCCTGATCGGTTATCTCGGGGATCCCCTCGCCGGGTTCTCCCTTAATGTTGACCGGATCCGGATTTGGGAGTCCGCCATCGTTCGTCCAGCTCAGGTCTCCATCCGTGGAAACAGACGGGGTAAATGTCGCCCCATTCTCTCCGGGCGTGCCGTCCTTCCCGGGCGGCCCTTGAATATTGGAGCTCGGGACCTGCGGCATATCGCTTTCGCTGGGCGTCCAGGTCAGGGCCCCGGATGCGTCCACACTTGGCGTGTAGTATCCGCCGTCTTTTCCGGGGGCACCGCCTCCGCCGCCTCCAGTCGCATATACCTCGTTGATAGCTGCAACCAGTGACGCCTTAGTCTGTGTGTCTAATTCATCGAGATTGCCGATATCGGCAAGCAACTGCTCATAGACAGACGGAGTGGGAGGTTGGGCGCTCTCTCCAGGCTCCGTGCCCTGATAGATTTGCCCAAGATTTGCGGACATGGTCGGAAGGACAATCTCTCCGTCTTTCGTCCCGTATACTCCGGCATAGAGGTACTGCCCTTTGGTCTGCATGACCTCCCACGGGATAGTACACATGCCTGTGCTGTCCAGCAGAACGGAGACACGATAGTTACCAGCCCAAAACACGGCAGTCCGTTGCAGGCCGTTCCACTCGCTGTCAAAGACAAACTGGACGGGATAGACATTGACAGACCCGGAGGTTACCAACTCTTTCTGGAGGATTTCCAGGACATTTTTCTTCGCGACCAATTTGAACATTAGGTAGAGCCTCCCTCGCTTTGGACAATGAATAGATTCATCGCCATGATTTCTGCCTTGAGTTCCGCTATTTCCGCTCGCATCTGCGATACCGTGACGGCATCCGTATCAGCTGTGCCGTCGGCAAGCCCCGTAATTCGGTTGCTCCCCATCTGTAGGTTCCCGGTCATCGGGACGATACCGGACGCCATGAAATCGCCTGTACCTGTCCCGTTCTGGCCGTTATAGACCTGGAACGTGCCGCCGGTCTGTCCGTTGGTGAGGTATACGGTATAGGTATCCGTGGTGCCAGGCGCGCCGGTGCCGGACGTGCGTTCGATACGGTCCACACTCGCGCCGGTGGGGCCAACCTCACCCTGGATGCCCTGGGGGCCAATGACGGAGCCCGCGTTGATAGGCTCCCCGGCAGAGAGGGTGATCACCAGGTCGCCGTCCTCGTTTACGGTTGCGTTGGTGACGCTCACGCCCTGGGAACCAGTTGCGCCAGTTTCACCGGTGTCGCCCTTGTCGCCTTGGACCCCCTGAGGAACCCCAATCACAAACAGCAAATTCCCCTCGGGGGAGGTGGTTTTGGTCACGGTAACGGAGGACCCCGCCGGGAGCGTCTCCCCTTCCATGTCCATATTTTCGATGTAAGTTTTTGCCTGTTCCGCTTCTGTTGCTGCGCTCTCGGCATCGGAGGCAGAATTCGCGGCAGAAGACGCGGATGTCTCCGCCTCATTGCGGGCGGTCTCGGCATCTGTCTTTGCGTCGCCTGCCTGGGTCGCAGCTGTTTGTGCAGCAGTAGCACTCCCAGCTGCCTGGGTTGCCGCCGTTTGAGCCTGCCCGCTGGCTGTTTCGGCTGCTGTTTTCGCGGCCTCTGCGGCAGACTGGGCGGCAACGGCAGCGTCCTTTGCGCTGGATGCCTGCCCCGCTGCTGTCTGCGCCTGCTCCACAGAGTCGCCTATGGTGCCGGCAGCGGCAACGGATTGGTCCCTCGCCGTTTCCGCTGCGTCCTGGGCGCTCTCCGCCGCGGTCTGTGCCGCTGCTGCGCCCTGTCTGGCTGCCTCCGCTTGGGTGGCGGATTGGCCAGCCTGGTTCGCTGCGGTTTGGGCGGCTGTTACCTGAGACGCAACTGCATTTTGGGCGTACCCCTTGATAAGCTCCCCTTTGATGCTGGATGTGGTTGCATTTTGGGAGACAACGAGCAGATCTTCGTCCCCCATAGCAGAGGCTACCGGCAAGTCGGTAATCGCCTTTGGTACATTAGCCATCCTGTTTCACCTCCGCTGCACCCTTCCCAGCCTCAGCATAGGCCATCCGGAGCAATTCCCTAGCTCGCGCCATGATCTCCACCTGTTCCCCAGATACGGGGATGGCGGAGATGTATTTAAACGCCTGGTCTAAATATTCCTGCACCTTCGTCATAGTCAAGAAATCACTCCTTTGTCCTTTAGGGCTTCCTTTATTTTTTGTACCTGGTAGATCAACAAAGGGATGAATTCCCCGTAGCGGATCGCGTAGCGATAGCTACCCTCTTTGGTTTCTTCATCAATTCCCCAGGATTTTATGAACGCCGCGAAGTCCTTCGTTGGGATGTTCAGCTCCGACAGAGTTTCCTCGAGGTCCTGCGCGATAATCCCCATGTGGGTACGGTCGCTTTGCCCGTCGATGAATTTGAACGACACCGGGCGCAGCGCGTCGAACACAGGCAGGAACCGATCCAGCCCGTATTCCACGTCTTTTTTGAAGTTGAGGTCGGACGTGTTTATAGCCGCGTTGACGGAATACACATCCCCCCACCGAACTGTGCTGCGCCCGAGGGTTACAGACCCATCGGAACTGGGCGTCGGGGAGTCGCTGAACGAAAACCGGCCAGTAGACGTTGTGCCAAACGAGCAGTTTGTGGTATCCACCCACCAGTTACCGGCAGATGTCATGCGCATACCGCCACGGTTCGTAACGAATTCCAGACCGACGCCGGTGGTCGTGGATGTGATTTCGATGGAGCCGACCGTGCTCCCTCTAGACGCCAACAGTTCCACCGTTCCGCCTCTAAGTATGGATGCCTCCACGGTGCCGGTTTGGATTTTTGAGCCGTCAATGTATGTGGTGCCCCGATAGCTCCACGCCTCGACCTTATCTTCTGCGTTGTTGGCAGTGTTGTTGGCCGCGTTAGCCAGGCTGTACGCACTGTTTGCCGTGCTCTGCGCGTCGTTGATATCCCCCTGGACGGAGCTGGACAGGTCGGAAAATGTAATGGCCCCCGTGAGATTCAGGCGGTCCGCGTCAATCTGGCCAGTTTTGATACAGGCCCCATTGATGGTAGTTGTACCGGAGGACAAGCCGGTAAACGTAACGAGGCCATCCATCTGGATGGTTTCACTGGAAATCGTGGTCTCGCCGGCTTTCAACTCGATGGTAGACGATGTTGACCCGTTGGACACCGAAAGCGTGATGGAATCCAACTTTACGGAAATGCTGGATATCTGTCCCTCTAAATCCTCTGCGATACCCTCCACTTGTAGGAGGATTTCGCTGGCGGACTTGGATATCATGGATCGCGTTCTGGCCAGCTCCCGGTCGTACTGCCGGCGCTCCAGGGATTCATAGGGATACTCATCGTCCACCTCATCCAGGTCGGGCGCGGATATCTCGGAATTGTACAGGCGAGAAAACGACATGTTTTCGTTGGCGACAACGGAATAGATCCCGCCAACGACAACGCCGTCCCCGATCTCCGCCGCCGGGTCCATCAGGGCCTCCTCAGCGGTGTAGGGCTGGTATTCCACGTTCTGCACAGCAGCAAGGATGGAATTCGCCATAGCCTGAGATGCCCAGGCGCAGGTGACCTCCAGCGTTCGCCCCGTGTCATTCCCTGCGGTGTAATAGGTCTCGCTGTCTACGCTGAGATTCACGCGAGAGATGTTGGACGGGATGTCGCCGATGTCCAAACTGCCTGCTCGGGATCCAAGAAAAATAGAGTCAGACAAGGATCAACACCTCCCCCGCAAACTGGATGGGGTGGCCGTACTCCGTCACCAAGTAACCCGCTTGTTCCGGGATATCTCCAAACCGGATCAATCGCAGCTTTCCCTCGTCGGTGATGATCCAGTTGCCCGCGTCGGAAACGGCGATGAAGGACAGCGCCTCCCGCATGGTGAGGTCCCCTTCTTCGTCCACAGGGTACTCAACGGGGAAATCGTCGGAGAGAACCGTGCGTGGATCCACCGCGACACCCATGCGTTGGGCAATGTCCGCCACAGCGGTTTCCTGGGGCATGGGCCAGTTATCGTATACATAGTCCTCGTTGAGCCAGACGTTTTCCGCCTTTAGCATAGCGTCGTAGCCAGTTACCGTGAGGATGCCGGATACCTTATCCAGTTCCCGCGTGGAGAAAAAGAACACGCCCTTTGGGATCCATTCGCTGACCTGCTCGCCCAAGCACACCCGGACGAACACCTGAATTTGCGCCTGCCTCGGGATGGTCCCGATTGGAACGATCTCCATGTCGATCTGCCTTGCATTTACGTTCCCGATTCCAGGAGTGTCGAACAGCCCACCAGAGATGGACAGGGAAACGATATTCCCCTGGGTATACTCCTGCCCCGCAATGTCCAATTTCAGCTCTGTCCAGTGACCTGGATCGGAAAAAATCTGGTTGTAAAGGTCGCTGGTCGTGTGCATGGTATCACCTCTCTACCAGAGTCATGGAACCGCCCTCCACCCAGGTGATCCCGGATTCTACCTTCTCCTGGGTCATCTCCGGGCCCTCTACCCAGAACACTTTGGTTTTTTCTGTGCCGTCCAGGTCCAGGTAGGTCACCGTGGATGGCTGGGTGATGAGGTCGGCGATAGCATAAGCGTTTTCCGCTCGCATCCGAGCAAACTCCACGTCGAGCTGCACCTTGCGAATATTGCTCCGGTGCTCGATGCCGTCCATGGTGACCACGCTGCTCTCCTGCCGGTAGATGGGAGATTGCGCGATTCCGCTCTCCGCTAGATAGCCGGAGATGTCGGTGCCGTTAAGCACAAGTTTTGCTTTCATGCACGCACCCCCTTAGATCAGGGACGATTTCGCGGTCCGACGGGCGTTTCCGTTCAGTGCCGCTCGAAGGTCGTTGAATGTTGCTCGGTAGAGTTCCTTGCCGTTGATGACCAGCGGGATCTCCACTTGGTAAACCTCGCGGGCTGTGGCCCCTCTTGGCACCGCCGCTGTCGCTGCTTGAAGCAGGGCGGATGGGGTGTTGGGGGAGGGGCGAGTGACGAGGGATGCACCGTACTCAAACTTAGATTGAATGTTCCGAATGGTGGCGGCGTCTGCGACAGAATTGGCCATACCTCTGGCTGACTTCACGGCGTCCTCCGCCGTGGAATCAACGCCCGCCACAATGCCTTCTGTGACGGGTTTGCCGACCTTATCGCGAAACACCTTTTCGCGAAACACCTTAGACGGAGAGTTTATCCTAAGCTCGCTTCTTGCTGCCGCAAGCGCGTTGCGTGCCATTCGGCGAAGCTTATCATTTAACGCATATACATCGATTGCTCCAGCGATTGCGTCGTTAATGGCGTAACCTATAACAGTGAAATCTCGAACCATTTGATATCCGACGCTTCTGGCGGTGTTTATCATGGAAACCATTTGGTCAGTAACGGTTCCTACGGCAGAGCTAATGCCGCTCGCTACTTCTCCGTCCGCATCTGTACCAATTGCCGGGAAATTCCCTCCGGCAACGGCAGAATCGCCAGTGGATTTTGTTCCAGCAATTAGCTCACTCATAGAGGAGTAAACCGTTGGTGCACTACTATCGATTCCTGACGCAGTGTTTTGTCCTATCGTCGTCCCCGTTGCCGGGAAGTTAGACGATTGCACGGTAGCATCCGCCGTCGTTTTCGCTCCTGTCACTACGTTAGCGGCGGCATTATTTACCGTTCCGGACTGACTGGTAATCCCCTCAGCAACGCCTTGCGCAGCTGTTGCACCGGTCTGTTGCGGCTGTCCGTCGTTCATCGTCGTGTCAAGGGTTGTCTGCGCTCC